TTCTAAGCGTCTGTTGTGATTTCCACACCAGCACTGTCAACGATTTCTCCTACACCATACATAGATGAAACAACTACGACGAAACCTCTAATAGGTGCCCATCTCATTATTTCAGTCTTTGCAGGCCACTTCTGAACCATACCAAGGGCATAATCTTTAGAGAATGCTCCTCCTGCACGGTCAGCGGCGGAGTTAGCGGTAGGAACGTTAGTTGATTGATACCAATCAATACCCATGAAGTTACCAAAGAATCCAGTATCTTCGTTTGTTCCAATCTCGCCTGAACCTCCTCTTACGGAACCACCAGTAAATATTCCTGAACTTGAGGCTTCTACAGCTGTTCTCAAGTCAGCAATTTGAACTGGGTGTAATACACCAACATATGGTCCTGGAGCATTTGCAAGCTCCAATGTATATATTGCTGAAAATATGTTCGCAAGTGATAGGTTAGAACCAGATGTTCCTACAGCTGTTCCGAAACCTGCCAATAATGCACAGATATCGACGTCAATCTTTTGAGCTACAGCGTTACCCATTTGTCTCATTTGAGCACCACGAGTAGCAGCTATAGAAGATACGTCTAATACGTCTGTGATAGTTGCCATAATTCCGACCTCAGAAGCAGTTAGTGTTGCTTTAGTAGTGGAGAGAGCTGTGTTAGCTAACTCTGCACCTTCTGAAACAGCAGCTGCTGATTCTGCATCAGCTATTGGAATATCTACAGCCTTGGAAGGCTGTCCTGATAAATCGAACATCGCTAGAAGTGGAGGGGTTACAACGGCTGCTTGTAGTGCGTCTAGAATATCATCGTTGATGATAGCTGAATAAACAGTATCATCATACGTAGTGGTATTCGTATCGTTACTTGTAAAGTCAACCATACGTAATCACATCCCTTCTTTCAATTTTATTTCTTATACTATTGTTGAAAGGCTTGATTTGCGACAACGTTGTCCTCACGCATTTGAACTTTACCTTCAATTAAAGCCTGGTGCGCAGCAGTTGGATCAGATACTTGCAACTTCTTATACTCATCTTTAGTCATTTTTCCAGCCTCAGCTGTTCCAATAACTCCAGGTTGAGTAGCAGGTTGTGCAACATTAGCAATATCTGCTAATGGTTCTGATGTTTGTTGCGGCACAGATTGCGGTGATAAGTTGTATTTATTAACAAATTCGTTTATTGCCTCTGGTGTAATCTCTGCTTCGGGATTTGTTTGCACAAATAATTCAGCGTGAGAATCCTGAAAACCTCCAGATCTGAAAGCTTCTTTAGCTTTCATACCTTTTAGCTCTCCAGATACAGCATCGTATTGTTCTTGTAATGCACCTTTTTCCGCAGTAGCTTTATCTAAAGCTTCTCGTACATTTGCTATTGATTCCTCGTTTGACAAACCAGCTCCTTCTTGTTCTTGTGACATTATTACTCCTCTTATGTCTACACACCCTTAGAGGGATCGAGTGGATACTTATACTTTTTTTCTTCGTAACTCGAAGCCAGTTTCTAGATTGAGTTGTTCGAGTACTAACTCAATAGTTTAATTATAGACCTAGATATAGAAAATAAGCAAGGACCCTAACTTTATTTAGGATTGTTTCTTCCTATTTTTGGGGTTGCCGTTGCTTTGAGAACCTTCCTTTTGGCGGATAACCAAGCTTCTGCTTTTGGATTTCCACTGCTTTTTAATCTTTCGAAAGACTTTTTAGCTTTATGCGCCTTCTGTGCTCTACTAAATCGGTTATCTTTTCTCTTATAAATGTCATTATCATTACTTGGCATACTTATATCCTAGCCGATAGATCTAACTTGTCTTTGCTTTTGTTGAAATATTTTACTACCTACTACCCCAGAGGCAAGGTTTTGGAAATTCTCATCCACATTAATTATTCTGCTTATAGCAGTAGCCAATTCAACCTCTGTTTTACCTCCTGGTTCTCTATAACCTAAAGATAGGTTAATTATATCATCAGAGGTTAGACCATAATATTCTAAGTCTACATACTGTCTAAATTTCGCAATAGTCTGTGCTGCACTCTGTAATCCAGCACTAACTTGCTGTTGAGTTAACTGTCCTGGAGTATCTTTAGCTATTTGCAAAGCCTGTTCATAATCTACTTCAGCATCTAAATCAAGTCTCTTTGCCTGTTCTGCTATAGAAGAAGCTTCGTATATATCATATATCTTTGTAGGTGCTGAACCCTCAAAAAACTTAACTATACCTTCAGGGGATAGAACATTGAAATTTAATCCTTCTTTGTCTAATACTCCTTGAAAGGCAAGAAGTGCATCAGCGTTACTTTCAGCTCTTGCAAATATATCGTATGTAGCCTCTATATCGTCTACGGTATAACCTTTCTTAATAGCTTGTTCAACAAGACCTTTCACGTCTACTTCTTCCCCATACTTTCTATTTAATAGTTTTACTTGAGATTCATACGATTTATAGTTCTCTAATGCCTCTTTGTGATTATTTCCTGTAACAGCTAACATTTCCTCAAAAGCAGGGAACCTTTGTTGAAAGGAATCTGTTGCTGCAATTTCTTTTAAGAATCTTCCTTCAGTCCAATTCTCTGCAATACTTACATAAAAAAGAGCTTGAATCTCCTCACTATCTTTAGCCCAGTTCGGTAAAGACGTTTCCCCAGTAGGTGTTAAAAGAGTTCTAGCTATTCTAGTAGCATAATGTTCAGTATTACCTGTAACATCAGCTATGCTACCAGCAAAAACTCCTCCTTCTCTTGACCTATAAGCGTTATAATCAACGGTTGAATAAATATCAGTTGGGTCTTTCCCTGGCCCTACTATCTCGTCAAGTTCCTCTCTACTTGCAAAGTATGAAACTGTGTATCCTCCAGGTAAATCATATTCGTGAAAGTAAGCCAATCCTACAACACCAGGCATATTTTCCACAGCTATCCATCTCCCACCCTGGCTTATATTCAATAAAGATACAGAAGGTTTTCCTCCAGTGCTCGGTGATGAGTAATGTTGATTAGGTGTTTTAGGGGTTTCTATATCTAGATCTAGTTCTTCTAAGGTTTGTTGTGGTTTATCGAAAGAAGCTTCTCTCCCTGCAGCAACTGCATCTTTAGCTTCCTTTATAGTTTCTTCAGGTGTTCTAGAGGTATCAAAATCAAATGTAAAACCTGTTTTCTTTGCTACTTGGTCAACTGGAATCTCCTCCTCCGCCTCTCTTACGCTTGTCTTATCTAATACTTCAGGTCTATCGTCTAGATGTCTACTATCTTGCTCAGGTGAAGCTTTAATCTCTTCCTGCGGAACATTCTGATTACCTTGATTATATTGTTGATTTAGATGATCCCTATTAGCCGCAGCAGATTCAGCTGATGCGCCACTAGCCCAATCTTGTCTAGAAATAACACCATTTTCTACATCTCTAAAATCCATCTCTTTAAGAGTGTATTCACCAGGATTACCTACTACTAAATATCTTTTACTAGCCATTATTCATCTCCTCCTAATAAATTTCCAAACTGGTCAAGAGCATTACTTACTCTAGAAGTAAAAGTATCACCCATAGTTGTTTTTGGACCAGTTCCATATGTACCTATAGTATATGATGAAGATTGATCTGCTCCCATCTGAGCAGCAGTTGAAACAGCTTTATCAAATCCTGCCCCTGATGTTACCCCAGCTTGAGAAATAGGATTAGTAAACATAGCTAAATATTGAGCCTCACTGAAAGCATTTGGTTTCCTTCCATATATAGTTTTATATCTTTTCGTATCTTTTATGGTTCTCATAGCATAGTCATTGAAACTTGCAGTTGAATTAGGATTTGCAATCCTGAAATTTTTCCAACCTACACGAATATCATCTATTATCTGAGGGTAATAACCTAAAAGTATAGGTCTCACAAGATTATCTATCTGCTCTATCTCGGTTTGTATCTCGCTAGATTTCTCTGCTTTATAGTCAGGCATTGGATAATCCCAGGTACGCCATTGACCGTCTCTCTTAAATCTCGACATCCTTGCTAAAACAATATCTATTATATCGACAGCATTGTATTCAACCTCTTGTTCATTAGCTTGGTTAAGTATCATTCCTATAGTCTGATATACTTCTTCCCTAGCTCCTGGACTCATTAAATGTGCTGCAACAGCCATCTCTGGATCACGTACCCCAGCAGACTGAGCTGATAGAAGGAATATATTGTAAACCTCACTAGCTAATGAATCAGCATAGGTTATCTCACCTTGTCTCATATTTCTGATATCGTAAAGATTTATATATCCATCGTTTCTAGAAGCATCTTGATAAGCATCTTGCCAAGCATCTAACTCTCTATCTTCTAGACCCAGAA